ACGCAATACTTTCCTTCAAAATAATTCTCTAAAAATAGTATTTCTTCGTATAATTTTAAGTCTGGATAAATTGCAGTAGTTGTATTTCGTCTTGCAAACCTTGCTCTTGAATGACTAGGACAAGGTGGCGAACTCCAAATAAAATCAAACTCTTTGTAATGGTCAAGCAAATATTGATGTGCATCTGCAACTATTACCGTATCATTTGGGAAGCGTTCCTGGTATAAACGTGCAGCTTCGGGATCTAATTCAACCGCTGTAATTTCGTGTTCGTCACCCCATTTATAACGATTCCCTCCTAAACAAGCGTATAAATTTAATATTTTCATAGTTAAAAAATTAAGGGGAAAGGTTTTTATCCTTTACTGCTGGAACTCCAACACACCCCTAATTAATATTAGAACGGTAAATCGTTTGCTTCAGCTAGTTTTTGACTAGTTGACTGCATTGTCATTCCTGTTGGCTTTGATTCCGTCTTTTCAACGAATTCAGCTTTTACAATGTTGCCATCAGTCCAAGCTACTTTACCGTTACCTACATACTGCTTGTGTGTTTTTGCATCACGTTGTTCTTTTGATTGCTGAATGAAGATACTAGCATTGTTGCCATAGTCATCTTGTTTGTCGTTTACACTCATAGTATACTTATCGTATCCACCTTGTGCGTTTTTGATACTAAAATTAATTAAACTACTCATAACTTATTATTTAAATATTAATAAAGAAGCATTTGTTTTAATACGTTGCTTCCATTCCGTACTTTCTTTTTTATATTCTTGGCATAATACTTTAAATTTGCCGTATGTACTTTTGTTTTGTAAAAGCTTTTCAGCTTTCTTCTTACCTATTCCATAGATACCCTTAATATTGTCGCTTACATCGCCCGTTAACATCATTTCAAAGATAAGATTTTCAGCGTCTAATTTACTTACTTCAATAAAGCCTTTACGCATTTTAATTTCTTTGCCGTATTCGTTAAAAATATAGTCGCCAAAACTATCTTTAATCTTCACCTGGTAATAGTCAAAATGTAAACCTTCAATTTGTCTTAAATCTTTATCAATTGAACATACAATATAATCATTTACATCTAATAATTGCGTATTAAAATAGATTAAATCATCTGCTTCGTATTCATCTGAAGCAAAAGAATTGTCTAGGTAATCTAAAAGATAGGCACGAAGTTTATTAACCCACTTGTTTCTTTTACCTTTACGATTTGCTTTATATTCAGAATCTATTGCATATCTAAAATTCTTTTTACACGTTGTAAAGAAATATCTAACTTCTTGTATTTGTTCACGTTCTTCTATTTCGTTAAAAATATCAAATGATATCTTTTCAAAGCGTTCAAATCCTAAAGATAAAATCTTTTCTTCTATTGCAAATCTACTTTCTCCATTTTGTAGTAACTCCCGAATTTCTCCGAAAGTTACGACCTTATAAATGGCTTGATAAATTAAAGAATCAGCATCGAATAAAACTACTTTACTCATAATAATTTTATTGCTGCTTTTTGTAACTCAGTTAATTCAAATTGATTTAAGTCTGAAACTTTAGCTTTGCCTTCAGATATTGCAGTTAATGCTTTTTCAAATCTTTCTTGTGGCATTGTAGGTTTCTTGTTAACGTGTTTAGTAACATCGTTTGCATCGTCATCTTGCATACTTAAAGATAACAAAGATTGAAGCGTGTAACGTCTAAAGTAAGAAATACAACCACCTAACTTCTGTGGGTCATTTAACTCTGGAAGTTTAATTTCAGCATTAATATCTACACCACTTTCAACGTCAACAATTACACTACACACACAACCATTCATAATAGGCTGTAATAGCAGTAAATTGTATTTATGTAGTATCGGTTCAACTACATCTAAAATAGTGTTTAAATCAGCGTATTTAGATTTAAAGAATGGATTGTCAGCAGACTTGTTAATCTTACCTATTTCTTGCTTAGCTAAATGTAGCTTGTAATAAATTCCGTTTGGCTTTGGAATTGCATCTTCAAAAGAAATAGATTGTTTCTCTTGTAATTCTCCTTTGATGTCAAAGGCTTTTGTTTCGGTTTTCATCTTGTTTTATTTTTAGATTGTTTACAAATATACTACTTATTAACTAATATATGACTAATTGTCGATATTTTTTCTTTATTTCTGCTATCATATTCGTAAATAGTAGCAGTCATTGGATAAAGTTTATTCAGAATCCATTCATCAAAGTTAGCCAAAACAATACTTTCAGCTACTTTATCAACTTTTTTTGTGTTTATGTGATGGTGAGCAGCATCGTGATTTTTTAAATTAATTACTTTGGCAATGTCTTCGTAAATCATTCCTTTTTTTCTAAGCAATTTCGCTGCATTAGTCTTCATCTGTTGATAGAATAAACCACGATATTTAAATTTGAAGTATTCTTTAATATCTAATTCTGTAGCTTCAGTATTTCTGTTAATGTATGTTTCTATTTCAGTCATTTTCTAATTTTTTAATTCGTTTAAAAACATTGATTTTCTATTTGATAATATTTCAAGTTGTATTGCACATTGTTGGTCTATAACTTCCTTTTCAGCTCCATTTAAAAATAATTCATCTTGTTCACGTAATAATCTAACCGCTTTACGTAAAGTTGGTGCTAGTTCTGGAATAAAAATAGTGTCATTTAATTCTTCTAAGTCGTCTGCCATTAAAGGTATATCAGAAACAAGATATAAGTATTTCATTACTCGTTTAAATACTTCGTTTTTTGTTTGTTTATTTAGCTTGTCTTTTGCTTTTTGTATTTGATTTGCTGTCATAATTATTTATTTAATTTTTTAATCTACGTATCGTAAAGAAGTCTTGTTTAAATGATTTCCATTAAGTTTATTTTTCAATGTACTGTAATTAATTCCTGTATCAATGGCACATTGTTTAGCACAATCCCATTTTTTACCCGTTTCAATACATTCAACTTTTTTAGATGTAGGATTTTTGTCCATTGTAAATTTTCCAATACGTGCTTCTGAAATTTTCATTTTTGTATCTTCAGATAAAATCTTTCCAATATGCCAATTAGACATTTTGTTTTTTGTTTCATTAGAATGAAATCTACCTTTACCTGATTCTGAAAGTTTTTTTCTAGTTTCAATTGACGGCATATAATTAAGTACTTCAAATTTATGAATAATATTTTCTTGATGCGTACACCATTCTAAATTTTCAACTCTATTATCGTTTCTAATCCCGTTAATATGATTCACACAAGGTTTATTATATATGTTATGAATAAAGGCAAACGCTACTAATCTATGTACTAATTGTTTATTACTACCTTTTAACGTGCATCTCATATATCCCTTATTATTTTCAAGTGATAATATATAATCTTTTTGTCTTATTAAAGATTTTACACGTCCTAAACTACTTACTTCATATAGTCCTTCATAACCAACTACTGGCAACCAAATTTCTTGCATTTTTTTACAGTTAAATAACGCAGTTAAAAAGAAACGAGGAAGGTGTAACTGCTTCACTTTTCAAACGGCTAATTACTTCCGTTCTATCCTCGTATACAAATATAGTCATTTTATCTTAAATAGATTCCGATTGCTCCTAGTAGTTTTGTTTCTTGTTTCATTTCATTTGCTTTATTAATCCGAAAATATGATTCGCCTTTTGATTAAAATCTAATCCTTTGCCTTCATCAACTGTAGATTGAATTCTAATCTTTGCCTTTGTTGAAGGAACGTAAGTATTTTTTACTTCTGTTGGTTTAATGTTTTGATTGAAAAAATCTGTTATTGCTCTCATCCTAGTTTTATTTTTAATTCGTTTAATTCTTTTTGTATTAACATTCTTTCGTATTGCTCTCTTTCAGCTGCTTCAAATTCATTGTTTCGATTGTGCTTTTTAATTCTGAAATCTGAAAGATATAATTGATGTTCTAATTCTTCGATTCTTGTTCTCATATGTTTTGTTGTTTAATTGTAAAATAATAGTTTTCAATTACATCAATAGCTAGTGTAATTTGATTAGCTGAATCCCAATCACCATCTTGAATATAAAATGATTTGATTGTTTCTAATTCTTGGATTGT